CGCACCCAAAATCGCCAGTTGACCAGCGGATAGCTGGTTCAGGGGATTCAGGATGTACCCGAAAGGGTTAGCCTTGAGCCTCTGACGCCTACGATAGTCAGATCGATAATAAATCGATTTGGGGCCGATATAATCGACTCCCGTGACACCGCGGATATCAGAAACGATGGTCGTAGTTGACCTACGCTCATCACGCATTCCATATGCGTACAAGGACAGGATGCGGTTGGACGTGGCGGATTGCCACGATTCTAGCTGACCTCCGATGTCGAAGAACCAGTCCACCAACCATGACCAGGGTGCCAGTTGCCAGAGGTCAGATGGAGTGATGTCCCATCTCATCAGCTCATTGAGCTTATTGAGATAAGGGCCAAAGTCCACCTGCGCTTCTGGAAGCCTGAGAAACTCTGCCTCGAATGAGTAGTCGACTGTCTTAGTCTGGGAAACCCAGATACTATGAAGAAGGTTACTCACTCCAGTCAGAGAACCAGTATTCGAGCCTAGATCAGCCGAGATAATCCGGTTGAAATATGCAAGATTAGTAGGTTTGCCAGAATTGACAAATTCTACGCCTGGCTTTTCTCTCCTACGATGAGTGGAAAGTGAGTCACCAGAAATGGCGACCGTAGCGACGGCGAGCGCCGTTGCAATCTTTCTCACATCGCTCAGCAAGGGTATCCACCCAAACTGAACGTTCAGATAATCCGATCCCGCATCATGCAATCTCTTAGTCTGCTTTTTCAAAGTAGACTTAAAGGCTGCCTTGTTGCCAGTCACAAGAAGTGCTGGAATCAAAGCGGGGAGCCCCTCACGGAGCTCTCCAATGAATGCGGACATTGAAAACTGATCATTCGTAGGCGCCGTACGCCCATATTCAAGGGCCGCATACGAGCTAAGATCGTTTCCCGCCGATAAATCGGAGGAATAAGGATCTATAGCACCAGTAAACGACCCAGACGAGGGGTAAACGTTTTCCACTATTGTAGTAGAACCGTTTCTCCAAGTACTGAAGGACCAAGGTTTACCGTGGTTTTCCAAAGATCGGAAATCCCAGTTATGACCTTTGTCTTTCTTGAATGAGCTAGCCAATTCAGGGTGCGCAGATTTAAAAACCTGTGCTTTGATGTTATTATTAGCATCAAGCCATGAATAAGGCTCCGCGGTTTTGCCAGGAAGTAGTGTGCTCACCGCCCCAGACTTTGGTCTGGAGCGGAAGCCAACTTCCTCGCAGAACATACGAGTCTGAAGCTGGTAGGAAAGACCCGCCCTCGAAGAGGGCATACTTTCTTCCCAGATAGACTTATAGTACGGCATGGTCATCCTTTCGGTCAGAGAAGAGAGGGTTGGGACCCCGTTCCCATATTCTCTCTCGGGCGTCAATACCCGCTAACCTCCTTTTCCTTTTGGGAAAGGGG